ACTAAACTTAGCGAGGTAAACGAGACTCTCCAATTTCTAGGAGATATCGCTGCAACTTCTGGAAAACCGATAAACGAGCTCGCTTCTATATTCGCGAAGGTTAACGCCAAAGGTAAGGTGGAGCTGGAGAGTTTAAACCAGCTCGCAGAGAGAGGAATTCCAGTATTTAAAGGACTAGCGGAGGCGACAGGGAAGCTACCTTCTGAGCTTGGAGCTGGAGGAGTTACTGTTAAGCAATTTAACGACTATTTAAGGAGCTTGTCTGAAGAGGGAGGAATGGCCAATGGAGCGATGGAGAGACTATCTCAAACAGCTACAGGTAAATTCAGTACAGCGATGGATAATCTTAAGCTTGCTGGGGCTTCATTAGGGGAGTCTTTACTTCCAATTATCAGCGACTTATTAGATTACGTCGTAGAGCTCGCGCAAAGTTTCACAGACCTCTCTCCCCCTACTAAAAAGATGATTTTAATTTTCGGAGGGGTTGCTGCTGCACTTGGTCCGTTATTGTTAATTATCCCACAATTAGTCGCAGCACTCCCTTTTATCGCTGGAGCATTCGCTGCGATGACTGGTCCAATAGGTTTAGCTGTGATAGGAGTGACTGCTCTTGTAGCAGCTGTCGCTGCTCTGGTGAGTGCTAATAAAGACATTCCCTCTACACTAGAAAGAGCTAACGCTTCAGTTCGTGAGCATAGTGCAGAGGTGCGGTTTTTAGTTGGTCAATATAAAGATGAGACCAAATCTCTTAAAGATAGAGAAAAGATATTAGGTAGACTCGCTACAATAGATGCGACTCACTTTGGGAATTTACAGGCTGAGAGCACTACGTATAAAGATTTATCGAAAAACTTAGATTCCTATACAGCATCGTTAAGAGCGAGCTACCTAGAGAAAGCTCTCGCTGAAGAGGGAGCCGATTTAATTAAAGATCTAGTTGACTCAGAAAACAAGCTTGTGCTTATTCAAACTAATAGGCAGAAAGCTCTTGACAAGGCAGAAGGTGCTAAAGGAAACAAATCTTTTCTCGTAGGTTTCGATAAGCTTATTGCACAAACAGAGCTTGAGTCTCAGGCAGCTCTTGAGGCATTAGAGGCTTTTGAGGTACGTAAATCAGAGTTGCTTGCGAAGTTCGCGACTCCAGATCCAGTCGCTGAATCAGATGAGACAGGAGCAGCTACAGCTCCAGTCGTAGTTGTTCCCGATCCAGATATTGTCGAAGAGTCTGTTAATGATATTACAGGTTTTCTCGCTAAATTAGATGCAGTTCCAGTACCAAGAATTTTTGAACTACTAAGCGACGGAATACAAGATTTCGTGGTAAGCTCCACACCTCAGCTCCTTTCGTTCTTAAACGATTTCTCTGTCGCTGTAGAGAATACAGCTGAAGTAGTCGCGGAGAGTGTAGACAATATGGCTAACTCCATAAACGATGCGGTAAGCTCTGGAGTGGCTTCGATGATAAGCGGAGTCGCGGAGATGGTAGGTGCAGCAGTAGGAGCTCAAAAACCTATTGAGAACATGGGGGCTTTCCTAGGTAACGCTCTAGGACAGATGGCAATAAATCTAGGTACCTATGCTATCGCACATGGTACTGTTATAGAGTTAATAAAAAAGAGCTTAATAGATTTAGGAGGAGTAAAAACGATTCTCGCTGGTATCGCTCTCGTAGCTCTCGGAGCTGGGATAAAAGGCGCGGTGTCTCGAAGCGCGTCAGATGCTGGCATTCCAGCTCTCGCAGAGGGGGGACTTGCTTACGGTCCTACTCTCGCGCTTGTCGGAGATAATAAAGGCGCAAATATAGATCCTGAAGTTGTGGCTCCACTCTCTAAGCTCAAAGGGATGTTAGGAGGCAACACTGTCCAGGTGTACGGGCGTATCTCTGGAGACGATATTGTAATAAGTAATTCGAGAGCTTCACGAGATAGAAATAGATTCTAAATGGCGTATACAGTAGCAGTGTCTGAGTTTACAGATATCAAAAATACAGACTGGAAGGTCAAAGTAATTAGCTCAGTAGATCCTGGAGCTATTAACCTACCGTTTAACCTGGGACCAGACGGATTCAATCTCACATACGATTTCGATGAGTACGATAGATGCAAACCGATTGTAGGAAGTAGAGTACAGATAACGCTATATCATCCTATACCTAACACAGCTTATTTTGACGCTTTCTATAACGCTCTAGATAGCTCAGAGGAGGGGACGTTCAGGATAGAGATTTACAGAGATCCAGACTCAGCAAATGAGTTCTGGTGGGCTGGTGCGCTAATGCCAGAACAAACAGTAATACCAGACGACTACCCTCACGCTCCTGTCACTATTACAGCTGTGGATGGTTTAGCCAATTTAAAAGGCATTGACTACAATAACGATGGCGCAGCTTACACTGGTACAGCTCTCGTCCTGGAGCACCTACACAACTTAATACAGAAGCTGCATATTAGCGATGTGTGGAGCGCGACAGATGTAGAGTTAAAGTTCTTCGAGGACTACATAGGTAAGGAGTATAAAGATCACATCGCTGGAGCTCAGAATAAGCAGCTCGAAAATGCTAAGATAACTCATGACGCTTTCTACAATAAAGATGCAGAAGGAATAAAGCAATACTTCTCTGCTTACGAAGTTCTTGAGAGTCTAGCGATTACTTTTAACGTCTCTGTGTTTATGGCTCAGGGCTCAATTTGGTGGGTCCCTCTTGGAGCTATTCAGTCACACGCTGCGAGCGGTACGTCCATAGCAAACTATATGCTCGGAGATGGGACGAGGACATATAACACAGTCCCAAACGTTACAACGGGCGCGATATTTGGCTCTGACTCCGCACAGTGGGAGAAGCTTAATGGATTCGAGAGAACAAGCGCACCCTCATTTAAGGAGGTATTGAGAAAGAGAGAGTACCAGGGACAAAGGGGCTACGTTCACGATAGTCTTTATAGCAGAACCCAGCTTATAAATAGCGATGTGCTATCTGATGAAGATATCGAATATGATGAAAACCAAAGGTTTCTAGTATCTGGAACGCTTGTTTATTTAGCCCCTCCTTACGGGTGGATTACTCCAGACCTTGACAGAGTGGCAAGGCTCAAGCTACAGATCATGGTTAAATTTGGTGATGCTGGAGGCACTACGAATTACCTAAAAAGAAACTACGGATTTGATTCTGGTAATTTAAAATCTGTTGAATTTGCAAACTTTACAGAAAGCGGCTGGCCTGTTTACAATCTCACAGACCCCTGGGATCTCTTGTCTATATACAGAGCGCAGGGTGAGTACCCTACATGGAGCACAAGCCCCTCGACTTTTGACGTAATCTCGCAGCCCTGGGATAAAATTATAGGAACATACGATCCACTGTTTCAACTTGTATCACTCCCTTTATCGATGTCTTTCCAATTTATTACTCCAGAGCTTCCAGCGGATGCAACAGGATTGCAAATATCTGCACATTTAACTGGTATTGATTGGCAAGGTGTGGAGGACACTAGCATCGGAGCGACTTCAAATAGTGGGGGATATATACAGTACAGAATAGACAATTTTAAAGTACAAGAGTACAGCTCAGAAGAGGGGCAGGAGTTTAGTTCGATAGATATAACAGCAACAAATCCAGACAGCGCACGATATAAATTAGAGCAAGGTACTACTTTAATAGGTGACAGAATAAGTGATTATGATCTGGGAGTAATTAAGATAAACAATGGTAGTAGCTTCGTAGATAGCTCTGAATGGACCAACTTACAAAGCTCAACAGCTGATCTCTCAATAAACGGGCTAGGAGTTCGTGAGAGACTCGCAGCGAATGAGAACGCGAAAAGGATAGAGAGAGGTACACTATTCCAAAGGGGCTCCACTTATATACATCCCTACACGATACTAACAAATACAGCTGACAGCGGTAACTTTTACCAGGTGACAGGGTTAAAATATATTGCAAATCGGTGTGAGTATGATATGCAGTGTATGTATCTCTCTCGTAATATAACAGGGATCACAGTTTCACAAGATAACAGCAAAGGTGATCCATTTAACCCCCCACCTGGACCAATACCAACAACAAAGGGACCAGCGACAGATAACATAGTGAGCGATAACACCACAAAACTAGGTTACGTCACGACAGATACATACGGGATTACTCAGGTAACTACTTCCACAGGCTCCTCTGCTATAAATATAAATTTACCAGTTTCAAAATCTGGAGGAGGTGAGGAGCTCGTGACTATAAACGCTCTCGGGGCTATGGCACCTCTTGCAGATGGTGCCTCGGGTGAGTTCTTAAAAACGAACGGTTCTGGAGCTCTCAGCTGGGCAGCTGCTGGAGGCGGTGGCGGTGGATGGTTCGGCTCTACAACTTTGCTCAAGGTTATGCCTAGCGAGTTTATGGCAAACGATGACGCACCCTCGAGGAGTGGTTTTCAAGGCTTATATATTGAGGATGATACGAGTGGGTATTTAGGCGTTAGAGTTAACCATGCAAGTACTGAAATGTATGTAATGAAAGCAATCCCAACAGGCTACAAAGCTACTCATGTACAAGTATACGGATCCACTGGAGTAATAAACGGAGTTACAGTTAATTTGTTTAGACAAACAACTGGCGCAATAGTAGCGAAAGGAACAGGAGATATAAACGCTTCTATCGACATTACAGATATAACCTCTACAGTATTGAATAACATTAGCGTTAAGGTTTTACCAGGAGCTACGACAGTAATAATTTATGGCGTAGATATAACAATTGCAGCAGTATGACAATAGCAGAACTTACAGCCCTCATGGAGAAGATGGAACAGGCACTAACAGAAACAGCGGGAGCAAATCACTCAAAGCCATGATAGACGCAAAAATGTGGGGGCTCAATCTATTGTGGGCTACCTGGGGCGCAGCTGTTTGGCTCGCAGATTTGAATTACATTATTGCTATAATCGGAGGCGTTACTCTTATCTGGGTAAACATAGAGAAAGCGATCACACATAGACAAAACAGAGACAAATGAGCTATATCCCTTACATCTGCATAATACTTTTAAACCTCGGCAATACACGCTATAAGCTCAAGACGTTCGGTAAAATGGACGGGCACGACTTGCTTTGTATTATCATATCACTCATAGGATGCTTCACTTTAAATTAGAAGAGTTCGACTCTCCCGACCTCCCTGGTAGCGGAGCTGAGTTCATGGATGAGGAGTTTCTCAATCTGTTAGACAGGGCGCGAGACGCTGCTGGCGTACCGTTTAAGATAACAAGTGGCTTCAGGACTCCAGAGTATAACATAGACTTAAAGAAACGAGGGTACGCAGTAGCTCGTAACTCATCACACCTCAAAGGACTCGCAGCAGATATCGCTGTGACAAGCTCCGCAAATAGGCTCATTATACTCGAGAGCTTACTATTTGTCGGGTTTCGTAGAATCGGGATAGGTAAAGGTTTTATACACGTGGACCTCGACAGAGCTAAGTCTCAAGACGTTGTGTGGGTGTATTAACATTGCATTGTTAATTACTTTATATTTGATATAATAAAAGCGGAAGTATAACTTCCTATCTTTGGGGTGTAAATAACTTAAATACTTTAAAGATGAGCTTTTTGACTAACAATTACGAACGAGCTGCGACAGGTAGCCAGTACCTAAAATTTGCCCCAAATGATAAGGCGACGATACGCATAATCTCAAAGCCCCTAGAAGGGATAGAGGTGTGGAAAGATAAGCAGCCTATTCGCTGGAAGTACTCAGGAGAGATGCCTAAAGAGGCGTACAACGCAGACGATAAGCCAAAGCCATTCGCAGCGTTCGGAGTATGGCACTACGAAGAGAAGACCTACAAGATATATCAGTGCTCTACTCGCTCAGTACTCCAGGAGCTCGCAAATCTCAACGATGTCGAAGGTGATCCGTTAAGCTACGACTTGATAATAACACGCAAGGGAGCTGGACTAGATACAAAGTACTACGTTAAAGCGAGCCCAGTTAAAGAGCTCACAGAGGAGGTGCTACAGGCTTCGCAAGAGTTTGCAGCGAATGTCGATCTCGAGGCTCTATTCACTGGAGATAATCCCTTTAAATAATGGATATCGATAAGCTCACATTAAGCTTCAGCAGTTTAAAGCAGTTCGGCAAGTCTCCAGCTCACTTCGTAGGGTACAAAAAGCGAATCTTTAAACAGTCAGCTCCGATGCGTCGAGGATGGCTCACTCACCTTCTCACCCTGGAGCCAAACGAGATAAGCTCTCTCATTGTGCTCGACGTAGCGACAAGAGCAAACAAGACTTACAAGGAGGCTGTTTTAATGCATCCAAAAGGCG